AATTTAATGGGGAAAGTATGCAGAAACACACACAAATTTATTTGCAGGGAATGGGGTATAAAAAAACGGACTTCATTCCTTGCGAAGTGTGTGGCTCACAAGCGGTAGATATACATCATATTGAGGCGAGGGGAATGGGTGGCAGCAAAGACAAAGACACGATTGAAAACCTAATGGGATTGTGTAGGAATTGCCACATAGAATACGGAGACAAAAAACAATATAAAGAGTTCCTAAAAGACATACACGCAAAGAATTATGGCAAAGATTAAAGAGAACAATAATAAAGTTAGCTTTGGCAAACGCAAAAGAGGTTCTGCAAAGAAGTCCTACAATAAGCACACGCCAAGAGAAAAAGCTTATAGAGGTCAAGGTAGATGAGAAAACTAAACGCTATATGGCTACTCCTTACCCACAAGGCTTACTTCCTTGCGGTATGTAAGACTGGTAAAAACGGAGATGATATGACCACGATAGGACACTACACCTATGCAATGGCAGAAACTTTAATCAATAAGCACATAGCAGACGTAGACACTTACTTAGATCAAGAGGACGCAATAGACGAAGCAAACGATATAATAAACGGCATACTATGATACAAAACGTACCAATCAACACAGTAAAAGCAAACCCTAACAACCCCAGAATAATTAAAGACGATAAGTTTGCAAAGCTCGTAAAGTCAATTAACGAGTTCCCACAAATGCTTAACCTTAGACCTATTGTTGTAAATGACGATATGGTTGTGCTTGGTGGCAATATGAGATTAAAGGCTTGTAAAGAAGCCGGACTTAAAGAGATACCGATTATCAAAGCAAGTGAACTAACCGAGCAGCAGCAAAAGGAGTTTATAGTTAAAGACAACGTAGGATATGGCGAATGGGATTGGGATGACCTTGCTAACAATTGGGATGTAAATGAGTTAACCGAATGGGGATTAGATATACCTGACTTTAAAACGGAAGATGAAGCACAAGAAGATGATTACGAAATACCAGAACATTTAAGAACGGATATAGTATTAGGCGATTTATTTGAAATCGGACCACATAGATTATTGTGTGGCGATAGTACTCAAACAGATACTTTTGCAAAACTATTTGAAAATCAATTAGCTGATTTAGTTGTTACAGACCCACCATATAACGTAGCTTATGAAGGCAAAACAAAAGATGCACTTACTATTCAAAATGATAGTATGTCAGATGACTCTTTTTATCAATTCCTTTATGACTTCTATACCGCTTTAGGAAGTTATACAAAAGCAGGTGGTGCTTGGTATGTTTGGCACGCTGATAGCGAAGGTGCTAATTTCAGGTCTGCAATGAAAAACTCAGGTATAATGGTTAAGCAGTGTTTAATATGGGTAAAAAATTCAATGGTAATGGGCAGACAAGATTACCAATGGAGACACGAACCTTGTTTATATGGTTGGAAAGAGGGTGCTGCTCACGGCTGGTATTCAGACAGAAAGCAAACAACTATATTAGAATTTGATAGACCAAGCAGAAATACAGAACACCCTACTATGAAACCAATACCTTTAATAGCATATCAAATAGGTAATAGTAGTAAGCAAGGAGATATAGTTGCAGATGGATTTGGTGGTTCAGGAACAACAATGGTAGCTGCACATCAACTTAATAGAAAAGGATATTTAGTAGAGTTTGACCCAAAGTATTGTCAAGTAATAGTAGACCGAATGATTAAACTTGACCCAACATTAGTTATTAAAAGGAATGGTCAACCTTATGTTAAAACAGAAGCGTAACAGAATGAGCAAAGAACATTTAATACCATACAAACCAGGACAATCAGGAAACCCAAACGGCAGACCTCGTAAATATGTAAGCCTACTTAAAGAGCAGGGATATAAAATTGCTGAGATAAACGATACCATACAAGCAATGATGTCAATGGACTTAGAGGAACTCAAAACAGTATGGGATAACCCGAAGGCAACAATACTTGAAAAGACGATTGCAGCAGCTATGCGTAAGAGCTTAGAGAAAGGCAGCCTTTATAGTTTAGAAACTTTACTTACTCGTGTTTATGGTAAGCCGAAGGAACAAATGGATATACAAACAGATAACAGGATTGAAATAGTATTTGTAGACGGCAAGACAATTCTTTAATGCGGATAGAACTACCTAACGGACATATAAACCAAAAGAAGATACTTGACTGCGAAGCTAGGTACATTGTTGTTATGTGCGGTAGAAGGTTCGGCAAATCGGAACTAAGCCAGATTAAATGTATTACAACCGCAATCAAAGGCGGTCAGGTTGCTTACATAACCCCTACCTATAAACTAGCAAAGGTATTCTTTGAGAAGCTATGCAATAGCCTTCCGTTCCCTAATAACAAATCGGACTTAAATATCAGCTTCCCTAATGGTGGCAAAGTGGAGTTCTTTACAGGGGAACGCTTAGATAACCTTAGAGGTAGAAAGTTCAATCTGGTAATAGTAGACGAGGCTTCCTTTATACCTAACTTGGAAGACGGGTGGCTTAACTCGATAAGACCTACTTTAACGGACTACAAGGGTAAGGCTATATTCTTAAGCACCCCAAAAGGCAAGAATTACTTCTTTAGTTTGTTTAGTAAAGCCGAACCAGATTGGCAAAGCTTTAAGTTTACTACATACGATAACCCTTACATTGACCCACAAGAAATAGACGATGCCCGTAGGCAATTACCCGAGGTTGTATTCGAGCAGGAATATATGGCAAACCCGGCTGAGAACGCAGCAAACCCCTTCGGAAGCCAACACATACGCAAGTGCTTACACCCAGTAACAACTATGCCGGTAGTAGCTTATGGAATTGATCTAGCCAAGTCGGTCGATTGGACAGTTATCGTAGGCTTAGACGAAGACGGAAACGTGGCTTATTTTGACCGCTTCCAAATGGATTGGCATAATACTAAGCAAACTATCCTTAGACTGCCTAAATGCCCTATCCTTGTCGATTCTACGGGGGTTGGTGACCCTATCCTAGAAGACCTGCAAAGAGAAGGGGTAATGATACAAGGCTTAAAGTTCACAAGTTCAAGTAAGCAGCAACTAATGGAAGGCTTACAGGCTGCGATACATCAAGGGAAGATAGGCTATCCTGAGGGAATAATAAGCCAGGAGCTTGAAGTCTTTGAGTATCAGTATACTGCAACGGGTGTAAAGTACTCTGCACCTTCCGGCTTCCATGATGATGCAGTAATGGCTCTGGCTTTGGCTTGGCAGAATTTTAGCCTTAAACGTGGCACGGGTAGGTATGCTTTCCTATAATTGCAACAAGGTTACAAAAATAAATTTGGTGGATTGTGTAGAACTTGTATATTTGGTTATTATTTAATCAAAACACAAACACAATGAAAAAAGAAACCGCACAACTTTTAGCCGTATTTTTAGTAGCTTGTTACCTTATTGGACAACTTCAAGACTTCTACTCAAAATGATCTACGCTATCTGCCTTCTGCTAATTGCAACAGGTTTTGTAATGGCAGCCTTAACTGACTACACAATTAAAAACTATGACCCAAAGCACAAAAGAATACATAGACAAGTATTACGCAAGTGAGCCGATTAGCATAATGATGACTAACATTGATGCAACTTACTTAGAGATACTTACCTACTGCAACGAGAAGGGTTACGAACCTTCTAAGCGTAGGTTAAGGCGACCAGAATATAAGTCAGAAATCGGCTTTTTTGACATTGAGAATTACAAACCCGAAACAATATAAAATGGAACTTCAACAAATATTTGAAACAACAAAAGAGCAACGGGTGGAGTTTACCCACCAATTAATTGAACGCTTAAACGCAGGGGAACTTGACCCGTTAAAAACACATCTTCAGGTTAAAGCCTTAGAGGATATGCTTGAAACCCTAAAGGCAAACAAGGACTATAAAGATGCCGTATTACAAGCAGCCGTACTTAATGGTAAGGACTTCGAGTATATGAGTGCAAAGTTTAACATTAGAGAAGTAGGGGTTAAGTATGACTTTAGCAAATGTGAAAGTCCTGCATACGAGGAAATAATGACGGAGTACAATAGTGCAGCTAAAGCCAAAAAGGATATGGAAGAGTTCCTAAAAAAAGTTCCGCATCAAGGACTTGATATTATTAACGGAGTTACAGGCGAGGTTACAAGGGTTTACCCACCTGCCAAGAGTAGCACAACAAGTGTAGCCGTATCATTAAAGTAATAAAAATATTGTACTTCTTTGCAATTTGCTTACCTTTGGCAGCGTTATGCTACATAGGTGGGCATCTTGCTTATGAGATAATGTTAAAACTAAGGAAATGACACCTAAAGAGAAGGCTCAAGAATTATTATGGAAGTTTAATGATAATGCAGATTGGGAATTAGATAGAGTTTTAATTGATGGTAATATTTATATGAAAAGAAAAAATTTGTTATTTGAAACTAAAAAATTTGCCTTAATAGCAGTAGACGAAATAATTGCTTCTAACCCTATTGCCTTTGACGAAGATGATAACTGCATAGCAAAAGATTGGTGGCAAGAAGTTAAAACAGAAATTGAATTATTATGACTTGGAACGAATTAACAGTTTGGCAGTACCAACAAATCTATCCAATAGTTACAAAGCCTGAGAAGGATTGGACTACATTAGACGTTGAAAGTAAGTTAGTAGGTATTTTGCATAACCTTACGGACACGCAAGTGGATAGCTTAAGCGTAGGGGAGTTTAACAAATTAAAGGTAACCTTAGCCTTTTTAGATGATAAGATAGAAGGTAAGCCGGTTAAATACACCGAAGTAAACGTCAAACGTTACAAGTTTATTTATGATGTGCAACAGATCAAAGCAGCCAGATACATCGAGACAAAAGTATTCAGCACCGATTTAGTAGGTAACCTACACAAGTTAGCAGCCTCAATGGTTATGCCACAACGCAAAACCTGGTTTGGCAAATGGGTAGATGACAAATACGATGCTTCCAAGCATAGCGAGTATGCCGAGGACTTACAAGGGGCAAATTTTATGCACGTTTACCAATCCATTGTTTTTTTTTATCAAGTATACAGAAATTGGATAGAAGTTTCCAAGGGTTATTTGGTTCAGGAAATGACGAACAAGGGGATGACTTTGGAACAAGCGCAAGAGGTGGTTCAAATTTTATGCAGCACTTTGGATGGCAGTATTGCGCCAAATCTGTTGCCGACCACGAAAATATCACAGTTGACCAAAGCTATGAGCTAACAACCATACAATTCTTAAATACCCTATCCTATCTAAAGGCTAAAGCCGATTACGATAAGGAGCAACATAGAAAACTTAAGTAGCCCTGCCATTTTTGGTGGGGTTAGTTATTTTTATACCTTCCTTATATTTATTAGCGTGAGTATATCGAAAGCACAAATACAAGCGTTAAGGGATAGCTTTATACAAAGCTTAGGCGGTAGCTTTGACAAAGTAAAAGATGGCGATTTACCAATATTAGAGGAAACACTTGCTTTGTATGGTAAAGCCTTTAACGATAAGATTACTGAAATACTTGACAAGGAAAACATTACGAGTTCTGGAAGATTGGCAGAACCGGCTTTGCCTATCATTACAAAGTTTGGCACGGGTTACATTTTAAGCCTCGGTTATGAACCAGGAAGCGAAGCATCTAAATACTATGACTTTGTAAACAAAGGGGTAAAAGGTACAAAGAACGAGAAAGCAGACAATAAAACACCTTACGCTTTTAAGGGAAATAAAAAAGCCGTTCCGGTAAGTTCAATAGAAAAATGGCTTAGTTACAATAAGCTAAAGTCGGTATCGGTTAAAAAATATACAAAGCTTGGAACTGAAGCAAAGGCAATAGAAGGCAAGAAGTCCTTAGCCTTTTTAATTGCTCG